TCGATGAACTCACCGAGAGTGAGGTCAGTCATTGGCTTGAGATAGAACTTGCCAATCCTATCGGTATACAATTTGCTCGGCTCGGTGTAGAGCCACTGAAGGTCCTTGAATATCTCGGCTACCTCTGCGATGTCGAGGTCATCGAAGTCATCTGGTATGGCATCTGTGAGCGCACAGAGGATATCGATGTTGTGGTTGAATGCACCATCCTCTGCTTTGAGTTGGCGCAGCTCAATGAACTGCTCAAGACTGACTTCCTTCCACCCCTTGGGCAGTATTGGCTTGGGCATATTCAGCGATTTTCTCGGTGACAAATACAATGTAAGGAACGCAGAGCTCCGCTTTCTGTGTGCGGAATAGTTTTGCTTTGTGCTTGAGGTGCGCATCGGTGAAGTGCTCTGTGTTGGATAGGTCACTGCGCTTGAACATGATTGCCAGGATATCACTGATGTAGTGATTCGGCTTGGTGTTCACAATCTTCTCGATGAGCTTGGTCTCCTTCACTGACAGCTTGAGCTGTGCCTCATAGGTGTAGCCATCCAACTCGATGGTTGTCTGCGCCTCATTGGGTGTGTATGAGTCGAGGTTGAATTCTTGCACGAGCTTGATGAACTCGCTGAATGGGTAGTCATCCCACATCTCTTCCTTAATGCCAAGATATTTGAACATCTCCACATACTTTTCGATGTTGTCGTAGTCTTGGTTGTTAAGGATTTGGCTAATTTTTTCGAACTGCTCGATGGTCAGCTCGCTCATTTTGTTAGGAATCTCCTGGTCAAATATCTGTATCATAATACTAAATTTTGAACAAAGATAAAAAAAAAGCAATATAAGCATGACCAAAGACCTTCCAATCTACAAAATCACCATCGATGAGGAATACTCCGATGGCGAGAATTTGGGAATCGAGATGATTGCGTTCACCAATATGCCAGCCATAAAGGTGAAGGGACTTGCATTCAGCAGCGAGAAGAAAATGCTTTTTGCTGACGATGTGAAATATCGCATCACTGCACCAGCCATGATACCGATGGACATCTATCGCAGAGATTCTGAAGAGGGTGACTATTATGTGCAGTTCACCGCTGATGTCATTGAGAAGATTCACGCCAAGTTTATGGCTGACCTCCGCAATCGTGACATCTTCAACCTGGAGCATGACACAGAAAAGAAGGTGCCAGCCTACATCCTTGAAACATGGATCGTGGACAACCCAACCAAAGACAAAGCATTCAGCACGTTTGGCATCGAGGTACCAGAAGGAACTCTCATGGTGACTGCTCAAGTGACTGACCCAGAGTACTACAACAAATTGGTTGAAGAGGGTCAAGTTGGTTTCTCAATCGAAGGCTTCCTTGGTCTGAAACTTTCGGAACAATTAAATCTTAATACAATGAAGTTACCTGATGGAGAGCACACCATTGAGGACAAAATCTATGTCATCAAAGATGGCGAGGTTGTTGAAATCAAAGAGGTGGAAAAAGAACCAACCGAAGAAGTGGTTGAGGAAGAGATGTCAACTGAAGAGGTTGCAATGGAAGAAACAACAGTTGAAGAAACAACTGAAGAGTCTACCACTACCGAAGAGGAGATGGCTATCGACCCAGCAACAGACGCAGAAGCTATCCTTGCAATCGTCTTGCCAGTGATTGAGGAGCGTGAGAAGGCATTGATTGCCATCATCGCTGACCTCCGCAATCAGATGGAAGAGATGTATGCAGAGAAAGAAGAAGACAAGGCAGAGGAGCAAATTGCCGAGGCTACAATGAGCCAAAAATTTGCCGCATTTAAACAATTCAGTAATCAATAAAAAACAAATAAAAATGTCAAGAAAACTCCGTTTCGATTTGGATGTTGACGCATCCGCTTTATTGGCAGCGAACCCAGAGGCATTCTACTCTAAAGCATATTTAGCAGAAGAATCAATCGCTGACAACTACCGCCTCCTTCCTGGTGTGAAGGATAAGACTAAACTTGCAACCGTGCTGTTTTCACAGCCGTTGCAGGCATCTAACTGCTCATTTTCGGCTCCAACAGACGACTTGAGCGCAGTTGAAATTTCAGTATGTGCGTTATCCAGCCTTGCGCAAATCTGTCAGTTTGACCTCGAGCAATCATTCCTTGCCCTTCAAATGGCTAAAGGTTCAAATGGTGACTTCACTGTTGCATCTTTCATGGATTTCTACTGGAATGAATTAGCTAAAGCTATCGGTCAAAGCATCGAGCTTATCCGTTGGCAAGGTGACACAGAAAGTGTTGATACTACATTGGCTCTTTGTGATGGTTACGAAAAAATACTTTGTGGTAATGAGGCTGTAAATGGTCTTTATGGTGGTGCAATTACATCTTCAAATGTATTGACTCAATTAGCTGCTGTCTTTGCTTCTGCTCCATCTGCAATCATCCGCAAAAAAGCTGACCTTCGCTTGTATGTTTCTACCAACGTAGCGAACGCATACGAATTGGCTGCTGCTTCTGGCAACACCATGACATATGTGACTACTCCATTGGCATTGACTTATCTTGGTGTTAAAGTTGTAGCTTGTGAAGGTATGTCTGACAACACAATCGTGTTGACTTTGAAAGACAACTTAATCTACGCATTTGACGCAGAGGGTGATTCAAAAGCGTTGAAAGCTGTCAACCTTTCTGACACAGTTGCAGAGCCGTACATCCGTACTCGTGCAAACATGAAAGTTGGTTTCACTGTTGTGAATCCAAGCGAGGTTGTTATGTACAACGTTTGCTTCGACTAATCGAAAGCAACCCATATATATTGGGGGGTGAAATTCCCCCCTATTTTTTAACTAATTCAAAATCAAATACCTATGTCGTGCGAAGCTCTCGAATCCATTGTGAAGTCATGTGACAACAACAGTGGAGGCATTGAAAAAATTTGGATTAATCAACAAGACAACATTGCATCATTTACTTTGGATGCAACCAACACTTGGACAATCGATGCGATCACTTTAGCTGGTGGTGCTCCTGACTATACTCCTTTCGAGATACGTCGTAACACTGGAAGCTACACTGAAGATGCAGCGATTGACCTTGTGAATGGTTCATCTTATGTGACAAAAACAATCTCGTTGATGTTCCACCGTCGTGACCAAGACAAATCTCAAGCAATCAAAATCTTGGGTGCTGGTCAACAATACCTCAACGCAATTGTTAAGGATATGAACGGCAAGTACTGGTACTTCCCATTCCTTCAGTTAAGTGCTGTTGGTGAAGGTTCAGGTACTACTCGTGCAGATGGTAGCAAGTACTCCGTTACACTTGTCTCGGAAGATTCTTTCTTATCATATGAAATCGAAGAGGCTGCTGTGAATGCTGTCATTGCTTAATCTTAATTAACCTACTACAAAGAGCCATCCATACCGGGTGGCTTTTTTTTGTGAACAAAATTTGACCTCATTGCAATATAAGTAAATGATTTACATAAACAAGGGAGAGGTGAATTCGATTGTGCTGACACTGACAGAGGTGTCGACATTGACTTCGCCATATTATTTGTTCGTTTTTCAGAACGAAATGAACCCAACATCCGACCCAATCCTCTTCACAGCACCCGATGACTCCGACTATCCAGAGAGATTCAATCTCTTTTACCTGGATGAGCCCGTTGATGTCGAGCTAATGAAGGGACAATATACATATTCGGTGTACGAATCCACAATTCCACCCACAGAAATCAGCGATACCACTGGTGTTGTGATTGAAGAGGGCAGAATGGTTGTGAGTGGTGCATCGACATCATCAATTTACGACTAATCATGGGCATATTCGATAGATTCAGAGCACAAAAACCAGCAGAGATGGAAGTCATCTCGCCAAATTATGAGGCATTCAGCACACCATTCTTGAAAGTTGGTGGCGCAAACCTTTCTTTGCCATACGTCAACGGCAGATACACCACTGCTGGATGGATTTCATTTGGCCAGGACAATATGTATCCAGAGCTACTCAATCAAATGGTGTTCAGCTCACCACTTCATGGTGCCATCGTGGACTACAAGACCAATGCTGTCATTGGTGGTGGCTTCGACATCAAAGTTGATGGCGCAACAGCCAAAGATTTGCTTGACCTCTACACATTCGAGAAGAAAGTAAACATCAAAAAGATTGCAAGAGCAGTCACTGAGCAGTTGGTTGTGCACAATCGTGTTTACTTTCGCTTGGTATTTGATGAGAAGATGAAGCTCAAGAGAGCTCACAACGTATCGCCAGAGAAAGTGAGACGTGGTCGTCAACCGAATCAGTACTTCATCTGTGAGGATTGGTCGGCTCGAATCAACGTGCAAGAAATCAAGAAGCACCACCCGACTTGCACTGACACAGAGCAGTTGTTCGTCTATGAGGTTGAGACTCTTGGTCAAGATTGGTATCCGCTTCCGAAGTACAGCTCTGCCCTTAACTTTGCATTTTTGAGTGGCGACCTTTCATTTTTTGCAAAGAGCAACATTCAGAACAGCATCTTCCCATCGTTTGCGATCATGTTCCCAAAACGTCCGCAATCAGAAGAGGAAAAGAACGTACTGAGAAACACCATCGACAAGCTCAAAGGAGCTCAGAACGCTGGCAAGACTGCCGCATTTTTTGCCAACTCACAAGACCAGCTTCCAAAGATTGAGAGCATTCCAACCAACTCGAATGACAAGCTCTTCCAGGAAGCATCTGCACTCAACACAGAGCAAATCTGCTTTGCACATACCATTGACCCAATCTTGATGGGTGTCCGAACCACTGGCTCACTTGGTTCTGGTAGCGATATCAAGCAAGCATACATCATCTTTGAAAAGAATGTCGTGATGCCATTGCGTGAGCAAGTGCAAGATATCTTCAATGAGATTCTGCACATCGCCAAGCTCGGCTTCGCTGACTTTACTATCAACAACTTCCAAATCATCAATGAAACCATTGTTGAGCGTGATGAACAAATGGCGCATATTATTGATTCATTAAATAGCCTTGAGCCATCAATTGCTCAAAAAGTTATTGAACAAATGACGCCAAATGAATTAAGAGCACTTGCTGGACTTCAACCAATTCAAGAACAAATACCTCAAGCATAATGTTGTATTTTATCACAGAGAACTATCTCAAGACCAACACACCAATCACTGCCAATGTGGATGTGACTGATGTATTCCCATATGTAGCCACTCAAGCACAGCTCAGAGTGATGCCGATATTGGGCACCGTATTCTACAACCATTTGCTCGATGCTTACAACAACCAGACGTTGACACCTGAAGAGGAGCAGCTCGTTGCATTCATTCAGCCGGTCATCGCTTGGAGGTCTGCTGAAGATGCTGTCTTTGGCTTGACGTATCAGCTCAAGAACAAGGGACTCCAGCAGCAGAGTGGTGACTTCTCTCAGCCAGTAGGGCGCAGTGAGGTGGCATTCGGCATGGAGCACTTCGCTCAGAAGGCATCTTTCTTTGAGATGCGCCTCATCAGATACCTGGTGAAAAACAGAGCAGAATATCCTATCTTCATAAGCCATGAGAATCGTGATACCGACCTTCGCCCACAAATTGAGTGCGTGCAGTGCATCGGTGATTGCTTCATGAATGGTGTGTGGAATTGTGGATATCCACGCAACAACGGATACAACAATCAAATTCTTGTCATCTGATGAAAAACAGCCTATTCATTTTGACCGCTTCATTCCTCACCATACTCTCACCAGTACAACCAATGGTATTGATTGCCATTCTTGCCATATTCATTGATACCATATTCGGAGTATGGCGAAGCGTAAAGAAAGGAGGCTGGCAAGCATTCAAATCTCGCAGACTATCTGACACCATCGGCAAGTCATTGCTTTACTCTGGCGGCATCGTGTTCACATTCTTGATTGAGAAGTACATCGCTGGTGATATCATCGCTCACTTCATTTCGGTTGAGCTTATCATGACAAAATTTGTGGCTTTCTTTTGCGTAGTGGTTGAGGTGAAAAGCATCAACGAATCATATGAAAGCGTAACTGGCAAGAACATCCTTGCTGCGATGCGTAAATTCGTCACACGATCAAAAGAAGAACTCGAGAAATGGAAGTAACTCCACTCGACTGACCACCATAGGTGAGCACCGAGAACCCCCCGATGATACTGTTGTCGGGGTTTATTAAAGTCCAGTTTATTGGACAAAAAACTTGACAAATGGAATTAGACATCTCAAAAATCAAGCAAGTCAGGCTCAAAGAGTCGCAGTACTTTGCCGAGGAGTCAGCCAAGACTCAAATCTATTTGCACCACACTGCTGGCAACGGCAATGCAGAGGCAGTCAGTAGGTATTGGAACGGCACCAGCGACAGAGTAGCCACTGCTTTTGTGGTTGGTCAAGATGGATTGATTGTTCAGTGCTTCTCATCCAAGCATTGGGCGTGGCATCTTGGCATCAGCAAAGCAGAATTCAAAGGTCAAGGTGCCAAATATCAAAATCTTGACAAGGCTTCTGTTGGAATCGAGGTCTGCAACTGGGGATATCTCAAGGAGAAAGATGGTAAGTTCTACAACTATGTCAACACTCGAGTGCCTGACTCTATGGTGACCACCTTGGACGAGCCATTCAAGGGATTCAAGCATTGGTACAAATACACAGATGCACAAATTGAAAGCACTCGCCAGTTGTTGGTCTATCTCTGCGATACCTATAACATACCAAGAGAATATAGAACGCAGATATTCTC